CGAAGTAATCACAAAAAATGATTTTTTTTCTATTATTCAAATAATAGAAAATGGAACAAAAGTTATTAGACGAACTCGTTACTAAAGCTCAAGAATATGCAAATAATAATGACAAAAAAGCTCTCACAGACATGTTGAAATGCTTCGATAAGATGTATTACGAGCCTTCTTTCGAAGGAGGTATTCCAGATGATATATACGAACAATTAGTTGATATTTACGACGAAAAGTTTGGCAAAGATAAAACTTATCACGAAACTAAGGGCGTTGGAGCTAAAAATACTGGTATAGATACCAGAAAAGATGTAAAACTTCCATATCACATGGGGACTATACTCAAATTCGTGTCGGCTATGTTAGATCCCAAAAAGGGAACATCGGCTTGGAGTAAGTTAGTTTACAAAAGAAAATTTACTGCTTGGAAAAGTGAGCATCCCGGACCTTTTACTATCGAAGGCAAGGCCGACGGAATTTCGTGTTTGTTGATATACGAGAAAGTCAAGAATAAGATTAAGCGTACAATCTTTTCGAGAGGAACTGGTAGTACAGGTAAAGATCTTTCCAGATATCTTGATAAACTAAGTTTTATTCCTGGTGGCGAAGATTTAGAGTTCCCCAAAAGTAAAAAAATTGTGGTCAGAGGCGAATTGGTTATGAGAAATTCTGTGTGGAAGAAAAAGTATTCATCTGATTACGCAAATCCTCGTAATATTGTGGGTGGTTTTGTTACCAAGAAAAAACACACAGGGGTTGATACTAGCGATATTGATTTTGTTGCTTACGAGCTATTGGTACCTCGTGATAAAACTAGATATGAACAAATCATTGCTTTGAGAGAAATGGGATTTGTGACGGTCGAGACAACACAACTAACTAAGACTCAGCTTACAGAGCCCAAATTGTTCGAGATTTTGAAAGAATTCCGCAGAAAGAGCCCTTACGAAATAGATGGTTTGGTTGTATTTGATGATAGTAAAGTTAGACCTGTCAGCAAAACTGATGTATTGAAATCAGCTTTCGCATATAAGGTAAATATGCAAACGGCGGTAGTAGATGTAGTCGGGGTAGAATGGACTTCTAGCACCACAAATGCTCTTAAACCCGTGGTGATATATAAACCAGTTAAAATAGGTAGATTAATGGAAGATGGATCTATAGTGGGCGGTGTTTATCGAAGAGCGACCGGATTTAATGCTAAATTTATTAAGCAAAATAAAATCGGCCCAGGTTCCAAATTATTGATTATTAGAACCGGGGATGTTATTCCTTACATTGGACAAATCTTGAAAGATAAAAGAAAAAATAAGGTTCCCGATCTACCAGACAAGGTTAGAGATCCAAACCCTAAATATCAATACAAAGGACATGGAGAAATACCATTTGTATGGGGTGATGGACAAAATAGGAGAAGTCCAATGGATATATTCGCGACAGTAGAATTAGACAATGCTAGAATTCAAAAACTAGATTTGTTTTTCTCCGGTGGGCGTCAAAAACGAGGAATCAATATCAAGGGAATTGCTAAGAAAACAATCGAAGCTCTTTACAATCATGGAATGACAACTATCACTTCAATTCTACAAGCATCCGAAGAAAATATTACCAAAGCTCTCGGGAAAAAAGAAGAAGAGGGAGATGATGTATCTAGAAATGCTCGAGCTCCTAGAAAAAAGGGTAAAAAACATACCTTGAAAAGTAAAAAAGCTGCCAACATCCGCGAGGCAATAGATGAGAAATTCTCAGAACCGGTAGATTTAGCTCTTTTGATGGGTGCCACACAGCTTTTTCCACACGCACGTGGAAAAACTGTTCAAAAGATTGTTGATAAATATCCAGATATTCTTACAAATCCGCCTAAGAAATTGGAAAAAGTGAAGGGTGTTGGGCAAGATACACTAGATGGATTTCTAGAAGCTCTTCCTAAATTCAAAAAGTTTCTGAAAGACAACCCCCAAATCAAAGTTTATGTTAAGACTTCTCAACCAAGTCCTACTGGTATACTTACTGGGAAATCTTTTGTGTTTACTGGAAAAATGGAAGCGGGTACTCGCGAAGAAGCCCAAAATCTAGTTCGGCAACTTGGTGGAGAAACACCAGGAACTCTCACTAAGAAAGTATCGTTTCTAGTGGTTGGAAATCTAGGAGGTGGTGGGAAAAAACTCACCAAAGCTGATAATTATGGAGTCAAGATTATCACTGAATCTGACTTCCTAAAGATGACCAAATAATTGTGTAATTATAACTCTGAAGTATAATTACAAACTTAATTTTGCAAATGGGTCTGATAGATCTGTTTTGAATTCGTGAATCGCGTGGGGTTCTGAATCAGTAAACCAACAAGCTAGTGTATAGCGAGTACCACTAGTTACAACATTTACTTGGTGCGTATCTTGTAATCCCGCAGTAAATGCTGCTAATTTTCCAATTTCTGGTGAAATTACGTCGCATGATCCTTTAGTAAATTGTAAAGTACCACCTCTGAATTCTTGATTGAGAAACACGACACTAGAATATTTTCTATAAGGAGTGTAATTAGGACTACCGTCCATATAAAAGGCATCTGCGTGCTCCCCCAAAGATTGTCCAGTATTCCAACGGACAATATGAACAGAATCAGGAAAGAGTGGATGCTGAATATTATAATGTTTAATTAATTTATCTCGGATTTGCGAGACATAATTCGTCAATAAATCTTTGATAAATTTATCAGTAATTCGTCTATAATAGATTATACGATTATCAAAAGCACTGTTACCTCTATTTTGAGTCTTTTCTTTCTCGATTTGTGTAGTAAAATAGTACACGAAGAGTTTAGCATGGTCCTCTCGCATGAAATTATTTTCTAAAATATAAGACATTTCTTATTAATCATAATTGCTTAATAAGAAAATTAGTACTTGGTGATCTTCAACACCTTGTCATCCTTTGCTTCTCCTTTGATAGCTTCCAAAATTTCTTTGGCTACTTGATCCGAATTTCTAATCCCGTATTTCTTTAAAATATCAGCACTCTCTTTTTCCTGATCTTTCTTTTTACGTCTTCCACGTCTAACTCTATCTTTTGCGATGACTGCTGTACCTCGATATTTAACACCGGCCTGTTCATTTTTCTCTAAAAATGCAAGAATTCTTCTCTCTAAATCTTTCTTGCGTTCATGTAATTTTCTTTTTTGCGCATTCAGTCGTTTGATTTCTTCATCAATTTTACCAACTTCGGATATAAAACCTTTGATTCGTTCACTCATTTTAAAAACTATATTTATCTTTAAAAATATTAAATGTTAGGAAGTATAATAAATTTTGTGAAAGATCACACGTATATTTCTATTGTCATCGCAGCATTATTGTTTTTGTTTTTGTATTGGTTGTTTTTTGTTGACAAAAGCGGGAAAGGAACGTGGAACAAAACTTTTCACTTTCCCGAAAAAGAACCAATTGGGCAAAGGATAAGAGCATCCGGGGAGAGTAAAGGGGAAGCCGAATGTCGTTATGTTTTAGAAACCATATTCAATAAACCATTTAAGAAACGCCGACCTAAATTTTTGTTTAATAACAAAACCGGGTCTAATATGGAACTAGATATGTATAATAAAGAATTAGGAATCGCGTGTGAGTATAACGGAAAACAACATTACGAATATGTTCCTTATTTTCATAGGGGCGGGGAAAGTGATTTCAGAGCACAACAAGAACGTGATAATTTAAAGAGACGTGTTTGTAGAAAATTAGGTATATTTTTAATAGAAATTCCACATACTGTGAAATTAGAAAATATTCGTCAAACTATAACCAGTGAATTAAGAAAAAATGGCTTCAAAGTTTAATGTAATAATAAAATGTATTACTTATTGCTCATACTCCCAGTGCTCTTTGGAGCAAAAGTTCTTTCAGAGTCCAACACTAGAATTGGTAATTATTACCGATTTAAAAGGCGAAAGTGGAAAGAGTTAAAAGAAATGGTGTCATCTCAATATACAAGTACTTTTGATATATATCGCGTGAGCTATCAAATGTTATTAAAAGCAATGTATCAAGACGTGTTATCTTATTTTGATAATAGGGTAGTACAAAAAGATAAAAAAGTCTATGAAATTACTTATTACATAGAAGGTCAGAAATATAAACTTCCTATTAAGGTAAGAAGGGGTCCAAGTAAGATTATAGACGCTAGTAACGAAAATCAAGAATGTATCTTGTTAGAATTAAAAGAATATTCATCACCAAATGGAAGTCTTAACAACTCTTTGGTTACTCCTAAGTACTTAGGTTATCAAAAAGTAATTATTACGACGATGAATGGTGATACGACATTTGAAGAAAATGAACCAGTCATAATAAATTAATTATCAAATATTCGTGATTTAATAATTATTTGCCTCATAATAAAAATGCCATCGAGGAAAATTAGATCTAGAAAAAAGAGATCCAGTGTTGCTAAAAAACAAACTGGTAAATCTAAGAAAAAATCTGTGAAAAAACTTCCGAATAGATTGCGAGTCAAATTACCCGATCTGTTCAGTAAGGTATCTTTAGACCCGCCTCCAATTAAACCTAAAAAAGGCAAACCGCGTCAAGTGACAACAAGTTCTATTAAACGCAAACAAAAAGTCAATAATATTTTGAACGAATTTATTTTTTCACTGAATGAACCATTCACCAGGAGAAGTTTTATAGACTCACTTAATGTTTTTAGAAAAAATGTAGTATCATCTAACAGTAAAGTCCCCCCTTCACTTCGGAGAAACATATTATCATCACTTAAATCCGTAGAATATACTTTATCAAATTTACAAGAGAGTAAATTACAAGAGTGGTTAAAAGAATATCAAAAAGATGATAAAAATAAGATAAGAGATATATCTCTGGTTGTTAAATCTTTGGCTCAAGAAAGTTTGAAAGATGATACTGAGAAACTTTTAAGTTTGGCTTTAGAGGTATCACCTGAATTGGAGGGATTTTCCTCTTTATCTAAAAATCAAAAAACACCTATTTTAGAAATAGTTTCCGAACGAATGATTGAGCTAAACAAAGAATTATCAAATCCTGGTTATAGAAAATATTTGGAATTTTTAGAGAAGAATCCATCGAAAGCAATAAATATTATAACTTGGTTAGAAGAAAATTTCGCAGATTCTTCGGATGTGTGGGACAGAATATCGGAACTTATGCCACTTGAAGACGAAGACGAAGATGTTATAATTGTTCCCACCAAGATCAAATCGAGACCAACGAAAATGATAATATCTCTTTCCGCACTAATTGGAGAATTACAAAGAGTGGAAAGAATGCAAAGTCAGGGGTTAATAAAATCGGATACATTGGTACAAATAATAGAAAAATCCAAAGAAGCTTTAAAATTTGTAGGGGGGATAACATTAGCCGAGACAAGAGCCTTTGTAGAATTAAATACGAAGACTAACGGCGAGTTATTCAAAGACATTAATTTACTAAAAAGATTAACTTCCGGTAATTTTGGTCATAGTCTATCTCATGACAAAAATTCCGAAGAAATAGTAGAACTAAGAGATAAAATAATTAAATTGCTAAATGATAATTCTATTAAACAGGATATAGTTCTAGGCGAAGATCCAATTATATCAATCAGCGTCATGCCAGGAGGTTCCGGTGAGTACGGAGGAGATGATACACCAGACGTGTACACAGCAATTGCTGTTTCCGATAAGGAAATCAAATCTGTATATCCCTCGGTAGCTATAAATGAAAGAAAACTGGGAAAAATATCATTTAAGAAGACTCTCAAAACTACCCGAGATATTGAAGAGATTGTTTTGAAAGACGAAGATTCCTCTGATTTAATTAAGAAAATATTGAATGTTGTCAAGGGATATGTTACGACTGTTATGAACAAATTCTTAGAACTACCTAGTTTTCAAGATGATATACAGGTTCAAATATTCAGTAAATGGTACAAAACTGTATTCATAAATGATCTTTTTATACAAATAAAAGTATCCTCTGAAACTATGGGAGATGTATTAGATAGAGTATCAGAATTTTTGATATTTTTTATGATAGATTCTTTTAGAGGAATGAAGAAAAATATTTTCGTAATAACAAATCTCACTGGATCACTAAATGGCCGAGAATCTGGTGAATATTTTAGAAACATGATTCTTCAACGCAGAATTACCCCACAGAGCATCTTAGAACAAACTTTAAAAGATAAACTTCCGATTGTATTTGCTGTTCAAAATTTTAAAGGTAGACTTGTAGAAAATAGAGTAAGAAACGGTATTAATTGGTTAAAAGATAATTTGTTGCAGATAATATTAAACAGTTTAGATCCGACTTCTAAAACAATAAGAAAAAGAAGTAGACCCATAACTGATTTACCAGAGAGGGTAATAGATCCCAGTGATAATCAGCTAAAAACCAAGAAAGAATTTTTAGCATCTTATGGGCCCAAATTTTCAGAACAAAAGGAGGCTATGAAAATTTGGAATGATAGTAAAAAAGTAATATTTGAAGATTTGATATTACATGGGAGCTGTGAAGATAAATCTCAGCATTCCGTTTTGTATTTAGAAGAAAAGCTGGATTCAAATACTGGCAAGCAAATCAAAATATTGTATTGTTTCGACTTATCAGAACTTTATGATAAGCTTACTAGTAATTCTGGAACATTTGTAAATGAATTTTCTGGAAAACCATTTTCGGACGAATTTAGACAAATGATACAAAATATTACCCCGGAGACTATTAGAAATATCAAAGAGTCAAACGAATTTTTATCGTCATTATACAAACTTCAAAATAACAATAGAATCAAAAAAATCCAAAGATGGTTTAGACGAGCCAGGAGTAAAAAGGATTTGAGATTCAAGAATAATGGTAAATGGGCGCTGACATTTTTGTTAGACTTACGTCCTGTCAAAGACTATATCGAAGAAAATAAACCAGATGCTATGGAAGAAGACGAAGAAGATTTGGATATGGATGATTTATTTGGTAGCGATGATAGCGACGAAGAAGATTTGGATATTAATGATGAGGAGGAAGATGAAGAGGAAGATGAAGAGGAAGATGAAGATTTATTTGGTAGCAGTAATGACGATGACGAGGAAGATGATGAAGACAAACCACACGGCACCGGAGCTGCTAGTCCGGCAGAGTCTCAAGATGAAGCATCGTCTGATACATCATTTTCGATGAATGATAATATGTGTAATGTGTGTAATAAACCATGCAAATTTGGATTTGCCTCTATAAATGATGGTTCCGGTGGTCCCAAAACTGTTTATTTCTGTAAGGGAGAACCTTGTTTAGCGATATATAGTTTCAATAAATAAATTTAAATCGGTAATTTTTTTAATAAAATGGAAAAAATTACACTTGGAAAAGATGAAAATGGTAAATTGTCATATACCACCTCGCGTGGTGGCAAAATGTTTGATATTACCAAAGAACTAAGGGCAAAAGCTATTGATTTAGATGAAATGACTAAAAAAGTCAAACCGGTTTATAAAAGTTTGTATATCATTCGTCACAAAATAATAGTTCCTATGGCTAGATTGGAAGACAATGAGATAGACTTGATATATCTAAATAGACATAGTAAACACGCAATATTTGTACCTCCTCGGGCGGAAGTTACTTGGAATGGTAAAAAGATCTAAAATTCTATCGAGAACAATAAATATGTATAACTCGCATGGTATAATTGCTTTTAACAAGACGTTATTTACGTCTTGTCGGGAAGTGAAATTTTTAGTTATTCAACGAAGAGACACGTTGAGTTTTATACAACTGCTGAGGTTTTCTAATAAGTTATCTGACGAAGAAATTCGTCAAAAAATATCTAGAATTACACCCAACGAAGCAGAAAGATTACTATCTCATACTTTTAAAGATTTATGGGAAGATTTATTTATTGATAAGAGCAATCGGACTTACATAACAGAGAGAAATAAAGCTCGGTACAATTATAAATTGCTTTTGGAAAAATACAAATCAGAAATAGAAATACCAAAAACTAATAAATTGGAATGGGGGATCCCGAAAGGACGTAGAAAACGCAAAGAAACCGGGTTTGATTGTTCTATTAGAGAGTGGGAAGAAGAAACCGGTTTTGATTCTTCTAAAATCCAAATAATTAACACGCGACCATTTTTCTATAATTTAGATTATGGATTTAGAGCCGTCTGTGTAGAATGTTGGTTAGCAAAGAGTGAAAAACTCCTAGAACCTAATTATAAAAAGACAAAGCTGCGTTCTTTCATTTCAGGAGAAGTAGGAGACATTAAATGGGTTTCTACCAAAGAAATGTGTTTTCTACCCACAGAAATTCAAGAAATGCTATTAGAAGTTGAAGAATTCGTAGAAAATAATTTATAATTCTTAATATTTCAAGTATTAAGAATATTTAATCTAGAGCATCCTAGAAAGTTTCTAACGATTTAAATAATCAAAACAAATAATTAATAATGGAAAAAGTCTCATATTCGATCAAGGTAAGCGAGGATGGACGGCCTACGACACTTGATACACGTCGGGAATTTACACCTCTTGTAGATAAATATGAAAGGAGAAATATATGCAACAGTTTGAAGTTAATTTTTAAAAATCTAAGGTCTAAGTTGTTAGATCACCTCCTTTTAGGGGGTGAGCATGCCCAAAAAGTTTCCCCGGGGTTCTCAACGCCTGTTGAATGGGATTCTGAAATCGAATCCGATGAAAAACGAGAAATCGTTTTGGCAGACCCCCGCCTTGGAATGTTTAGTTTATTTGCATACCATGTAAATAGGGGGTATAAAAATCAAGAATTAAAGAAAAGCAATAAGGTTTTTTGCTCTCATATATTCTCTTTGTTTTTTGCACTTCCTATCTTAATTTTTATTAGTCAATGGATGCTTTACATTGGTTTGATTACCCATGAAATAAATGCATTCGACGGTAACTTTTGTCCCAACAAGAGTAACTTCGAAAATAAACTTCTTATGGCCGCTACAGGTATTATTTACTTCGTGAGAAGTTTTTTTATCTGGGACAACTTGACTTCGCGTATAGGTTTGAAAAAGATGAATAAGATTGACAATATTCCGGCGATTATTGATACCTTTCAAGAGTTTTTGTTTAGCTTAATAGTGTATGGAGCTAATTTATGGATTGTTTTTGTAGAGAATGACATTCAAAACATGATCTTAAATTCACTCGCTATGGAGTTCCTTATGCAACTTGATAACGAATTTCAAGAAATGTACTTTAATTATCTTCCTGGAGCAGCCGAAGACATTTACGACAATATATACGTCTCTTACAAAGAAAATAGAGCGCTACTTGAAGATAAATATCGAGAAAGTAATTGTTTCAAATGTTTTAGCTATTCTTTATGGGTTCCTTATAAAATACTAGTATTGTTGACTTTTGTATTTCCAGGGGTGTGTCTTTTCATGGCTATAGCCGGTCCTATTTGTAAATAATAATCTTAATTCTTTTGAAATAAGATTAAAAAACCGGTGGTCGCATTGGATCATTAGGTCCCGGACAAATACTTGTCCACTCAAATTTTTGATTCATATTCTCACATAGATGAGAAATGTTACTATCAGGTCGGGGCTTACCCGTACAAGGTGGATTTGGTTTCAAGTTCTGCACAGGATTAGACCACATAAATCTATATCCATTTTCATAAACTTTTGGTCTACCTATAGTTCCTTTAGGACAGCAGAATTTACTAAGCTTGGGGCAGTTGAATTCCGACCATTGTTGGCATACACCATCTGGGGGGTTAGTTTTTCCGGCACCTCCAGCATTACACACGCAATTACTCGCGCGAGCTGGGTTTGAGCAGTGTTTTTTAGCGGGCGTGACTTCAAAGTGAAAACTTTGTGCCATTGTTCCGAGTTCTCCTAAATTTGCATAAGACATTTTATTTAAGAAAAATAATTTGAAATAAAATGTTGAAAGTCACTTCCCAAGCAACTCGGCAAATTAAAAAAATACTAGGTAATAACCAAGCTATATTTTTCGGCGCCACGGGTGGTGGGTGTAATGGATTCAAGTATGTTATGAAACCAGTAAAAGAAGTGATACATGGCGATAACATGGATGAATTGGTCTCTTGTAATGAAATTCCATTTTTAATATGTGGTAAATCTATTTTTTTGGTAATGGGAACAGAAATAGATTATGTTGAAGATTTTATGGGGTCTAGATTTGTGTTCGAAAATCCAAACTCGAATAGTTCATGTGGTTGTGGAAATACGTTTTCATTCAAGGATAACTAGTGACAAGAACGTACATGTTAATTTTTTCACATATTGGACAAGGACAAGTACCAACACTTCTATGCAATTGTCTTTCATTTACACAATTCCAATGCCACCGTGGAAATGAATTGCTATTTTGAAAATTCACAGTGCAATTGCAAATTATTAATACACAAAATCTAGATAAATGCCTATCGCATCTCATACATGTCAATGAAGATTTATTTAACAGTTTCAACGCAAAACTATAGTAATTTGGTATCCAGGGAGGTCTAGGTATAGATATAAATCGTTTCCAAACATTTTCTTGATTTATTAAAAAATCTCGATGACGATGATCACAAAGTGTTAAAAGAAGAGTTTCTTTCATTGTTAAAAAACTTGTAATCAAAGTCAAACAATCCTCATTTACATGGGAAATAATACACATTTATTATTAGTTTCGTATTTTAAACGTGATAATAAATGGGCTTAACCTTTTCTATCATGGTAGTGAATTTACATCGTATTCATAAATTTAAAAAAGATGTATTAATAAAAAATGAGTATATTAAGATCAACTCTGAATCGCCCAACGTTATTTACACCACAGGTCAACGTGACGGGTCAATTTCATAATTTAACATCATCTGGGACATTCCCATTACCCGGAGATAACACGAGGAGTAGCGGACCTAGTGGAGCTGTACAATTAAGTAATGGAAATGGTGGTTTCATTAACGACGGGCAGTTATATGTTCAAAATGGAGGGTTAGTATTAGATAATTCCATGGTTGTAGTCAATACGCAAAAACCGTTTGTATTGGCACTCACTTCCACTGGGCAAACGGGATACGTTCCAAACCCGTCAGTGGATAAGGAAGGAGATATCTTTTTTGGGGCAGTTCAAAATTTAACCACATCTTTTTATGGTTATAAAACCGGAGGTTGGGTGGATTTAGCAGGGGCAGGTGGTGGTGGTTCTGGTTCAAGTGCACCTCTTAATTCTATACAGTTTGCGGGTGCGGGGAGTGTTTTTCAAAGCTCTCCATTGTATGGTTTTTACAAAGGAGGTCAAAACTTACCAAGCGGTCCACCGCTTGGGCCGGATCAAAATGCTTTAATCATCGGGAGCACAGCAGGGCAAGGCTCTGCACTCCCTAACGCAACTACTCAAATAAACTATGTTTCTGATAGCACAGAACAGGTACAATTTGTACTAAGTAAATCTGGATTACAGATCGAATTACCAAATTCTGGAAATAACCAAGAATTTTACTTAGAAACTAAAGAAATTGGGATAACAACACCACCCAAACCCCCAGTTGTAATACAAACAAGAGATGGCAATATGAATTTTCAATCTTTTCGGCAAACGAATGGAGGTTTATACGGAGAAGGGTCGATTAATCTATTAACTAATTCAGGGGGTATTATTTTAC